AGTTTTGCTTTAAGTTCATCATACGACTTAAAGTTCTCTGGTTTCATAAATTCATCAAGTGAATGTTGCTTATCCCAAATAACTTCTAACTCATCATCATTATCCAGTAATGGTCCTGGAGTTTCAAACTCAGAAGAATCATAATTACGATATCCCGCAACTTGACGAATCTTTAATTTAAAGTTAGCACCTTCCCAGAAATCGAATGGGTTGAATGGTGTATCAGCTTCAAACTCAGGATTCATAGCTGAATTTAACTTATCCCAAATCTTCTTACCATACTTGTATAAAAAGACTTTACCTTCATTTTCAGGTCTTGTAGGATCTTTAACAACATATATGTTTGAAGTATATGTTAATCTTCTCTTTTGTTTTCTAACAAGATCTTTATTAGACTCAATACCAGAATTCCATAACATAGAGTTATGTTCTGAGACTGGATCCTTCTTGTTAATTGAAGTCAGAGAATCTTCAATATACCAACCACCTGGTCCTTGAAAGCCATGATTATAAATTCTAATCCAAGGCATACTCTCTTCTTTAACTGGAGGAAGAAATCTAATAACAGCATAACCGTTACCAGCTTTATCAACATCTGGTTTCCAGAAACGAGTATCTTCTTGTGGTTTGTTAGATGGTGTATCTAACTTATTGGATTCACTAATTAGACTCTTTAGTGATGTTTTTCTTGATCTCTTAAGATCAGCGAATGAACTTGACATTATATTTCCTTATAGTAGTTGTAAACAAATTATCCAATATCACTCCGTACATAATATAAACATAATAAAAGTAATATTATATAGTAAAGATAGACATTAGTCAACGAATTTTTCTTTCAGTATTTTCCTGTATTCAGTTAAGTCAATACTTAAGAATGGACTATACTTGATCAACACCTTCTTAACATCACTCCAAATAAAATCTTCCTCCAACATTTTATTCCATTTGCTAAAAAAGTTAAGTATCTTATCCATGATAACAATCGTTTCGATCATTATATCTTTACCCATATAGTATTGTAACAATGATGGGTGAGTATCCTTTGAGACAAAAAGAGAATTAAAGTCTAAATTATCAAAGCTCATATTATCTTTTATTTTATCACAGTCATTACAAAAGTTGTACTTTAAACTTTGTATTCTCTTTTTATACTCAACGAAAACTTGTTCTGATTGATTGGTAACTAACGATCCAGACCAATTCTTTGAATCTTCTAAAAAGTTAGCAATGAAGAAATAAAGTAATTCATCTTTCTTATATTTCCTCTCTAGCTTACCAAAAAAGAATTTGTCTTTTCTTTTTAAAAATGATTCATCTGATATATTCAGTTTACCTTTGTACTTTACATAATCATAATCAGTATTGAAATGATTTCTTACAGCAAGGTAAATCTTGAAAGCACTAAAACCTTCGTAGATCAAAATGGTAACTTAGCGCTTTTTTGCTTTAGTAGATTTCGTTCTGATGCTTCTGCTTGAACCTTATCTTTTATTATTTTGTTAATTAATTTTGCACCTGTCTCGACTTCAATACCATTCTCTTTACAGAAATGACATATAGCATCAATATAGTCACATCTTTTAGCTTTAACAAACTCTTCTATCTTTGCAGAAAATGTTTGTGTATCAAATACTTGTATCATTAAATCTTTTCATAAAAAATGTGATTGTCAATTGTAACTACCTTATACTTTTCTTGAGCCCATCTTGGTGGCTTAATATAGATTGCGTGATAGAATAAAGAACCTTCTGTAACATCTACCATTTGATTATAATTATAGTACATATTACGCGAGAGTTCAACGATCTCTTCATACACTTTTCTATTCTTAACTGTATCTGGTATTCCATCACAGTACCAACTAAACTGACATCTATTCTTTACAGGTGTACCATCTCTATGATACTCTCTAGATTCGAGTACTACATCACAGACTGTATTAGGAAATAATTCACTATCTCTTCTGTTAAGTACTACATGATTGACAGCCATCTGACCAGCAAGTGATTCATTTCTAGCTTCGTGATAGAGATTGAGAGCCATACATTGGATCTGATTATGTTCAAATGTATTGGTCTCTTCAACAAAAGATAACATCTCTAATCTTTTTTCTTGATAATCAGCTTTTGTGGATTGAAAATTTAAGAATGTTGCTAAACCTAACACGCAGATAATACCTATAAGTACTTTTCTTATTGACATATTGGGGTCCTATTGTTGTGGTTAAATATTTATCAAACTCGCTTAATCACTCTTCCGTCTTGAGACAGTGTAAGTGTTTGAAATGATGATTTCCTCATTGATATTACATCAAAATCCACTAATGCTCTATCAATAGCCAACTTATGACTTTCCTTATCTCTAAGTTCATCATAAGATTTCTTTTCGATAATCTTTTTACCATTTTTTAAAGTCACTGTAATCATTATATAATTTCCTCAATAATATTGTCGCATAGTTTATATTGTAATGTTTCTTCTACACTCAACCAAACATCACTAGGTGGTAGAAGTTTCTTTCTTACTACTTTAAGTTCAAGCCCTGTAGCTTCAACTAAATTCTGTTCCATCTTCTTTTGAATCATCTTTATATCTTTAAGTGAAGCTAAAAGTTCATGTTGCTTACCTTCAGTACCACTAGAAAATTGATGGCTCATTACTGTTGTAGATTGCGTAATATGTCTATGACCTTTCTGACCTGAAGCAAGTATTAACAAAGCAGCACTCATAACATTACCTGTCCCTATTGTACGAACTGGAATTTTACTCATCTTCATAAAGTCTATAAGACCAAATGCATCAAACAGTTGTCCACCAAAACTATTAACTATAATTGTTAAGTATTCTAGTTTTGGAAACATATTTGAATGTAGGATCCATTTGATACAGTCACCAGTGTTATGTTCATCTAATTCACCAGAAAGATAATAGACTCCGTGCTTACTCAAGTCGGAGTCTATTTTATCATCTGCTTCATTAATATTATCACTCATATTACCAGCTAGTTTTATTTCTACCTTGATTGTAAGCCTCTTGCTCAAGTATCCATTGATGATCTCTAGCTCTTTCTAAACAACCTCTTTCCCATGCTCTTGCAGCACCAGGATTGCCATAATATGGATTATTAGAACAATCATTTTCATATCTACTGAATGTTCTGGTAGGTTGATTATCATAATAAGTTCTTGTTTTAGGTTTAAAAACTTTTGTTACAACAACACCAGTTAGAAAACCTGCCAAAGCATTTCGTTCAGCTATACCCCATGCAAAACTATTGGAAGTAAAAACTAATAACGAAATTGTTAACATAATTTTTTTCATAAAAATCTCCAATTCAAAATTTAATTATACATTAATTATTCAAATGGTCAACAGAGTAAATAATATTTTTACTCTTCAATATCAAACAGTTACATCCACATTAATGCCTTTAGCGACATTTTCTTTGATTTCAGTTGATTGGTTAATTACTTCTTTAAAATATTCTTTTGATTCAGTTGCTGCATTCTGTCTATCTTCTGCAACTTTATTTAAAATCTTTTTTGATGCTTTCATATTTGTCAATATATCAGCATTAATACCTTGTGTTACATTTTGAATTGATGACATTTCTGTTACCTCCTTAAATAACAAAGCGTTCGTTTTTCTTTTAGAGAACGAACGCAAAAACTCATTACCACGTTTATCATTGATAAACACTACTTACCTTTATTAAAGGCCCAGAACAAAACAGCTATAGCTACTAAACCAACTAAACCGTTAGACCCAAGGGCACCAACTAAACTTAGTAAATTAGCAACTACGTCGCCACCTACAAATGGAACAGCTTCTCCAAATAAAACTTGGAGTACAACTGCCACTGCAATGACAACTACACCGAGATCTAAGATCTCTTTCAGCCAATTCTTGGCCGCTTCAAGATACTTCATGTATATCTCCTATGTTGTTGATAATGTCTGCTTTTGCGTCACAAAGGTAAACAGGAACCTTTATTCTTCCCATTTTTTATCGAATATCCATTTAATGATATATTCAGATTCATTTCTATGAAGACTCATTGGAGGCATTGGTATATTACCCCATCTTCCAACACCACCATCTCTTAATTTATTTCCTAATACTTGAACAGTTATTGGATAATCCCAATCATCAGAATCTATATAATAGTCAACAACATCATTGAATGCTGGACCTATTTTAGTTTCTGTGAAATGATGACATGAAAGACAATTATGTCTGTTAAATATATCATATGCCTTTTCTGTAGCAATTGCTTTCTTTAATGGTAAAATATAGAAAGGCAAAAGAATAATCAATCCTAATACTACACAAAGTAATGAATGTTCTATTATAAAATCTTTAATCTGTTTCATTTTTTACTGACTCGCTTGTTGGAAAAGGCCATGCAGCAGGAAAATTCGAATTGAGATTATTTATAATATGAGTTGGGTCAGTTTCACCGTATGGATCATCTTCACAGTTATCTACTCTACCAGGTTCTTCATAAAAATCTGATATAACCCAGTTATCAACAACACAAGCATATCTCCAAGAGCGATAACCAAAACCTAAGTTGTCTTTCTTAACTAACATACCCATTAATCTAGTAAACTCTCCAGTACCATCTGGAATCATTTTAATGTTCTCAATATTCTGATGTTGTTTCCAAGCACCCATAACAAAAGCATCATTTACTGAAACACAATATATTTCATCTATGTCATGTTTCTCTTTAAACTCGTTATACAACTTCTCAAAATTAGGTAATTGATAAGTTGAACAAGTTGGAGTGAAAGCACCTGGTAATGAGAACAATAATACTTTCTTATCGTTAAATATTTGTTCTGCAGTTAGTGTACTCCACTTGTATGGATTTGGTTCATCCTGCATTGCTAATTGTTCATCTCTAACTCTGATTTTAAAATCAACAGCAGGTACGGTCATTCCTTCCATTATGCGTCTCCTTGGTATATTTCATGTTCAATAATTACGTTAGCTTCATCTAACTCTTCTAACTCTTTAAATTTATCATCACGAGATTTATCATCTTTATCGTTAGATAATTTTCTTGCTTCATCACCTTTGAGTCGTAACATAACATAAGCTCTATAATAATTACCTTCTCTCAATATAGTAAGCTGTTCTCTAATATAGAAACTAACTTCTTGAGATGTTCTAATTTTAGAAACTCTATCTACTTCTCTTTCAACATCTTTAGATCCAGCACCAGACTCGATAGATGATTCTCTTACCAAACTATCAACTTTTGTACCTAACTTTTCAGCAAGTTTTATCTTAGCAACTAACATTGCTTTATCGATAGCAAATTGCATATCTTTAGATACATCTGTTGCAACAACGGTCATGTCTTCAGATTCAGTTGATTCACCAGTTACAAACCAATCAGGAACTTTGTTAGCTTGAGATAGTGGTATTTCAGTCATACCATCATCTTTGGTAACACCTCCATTAACTGGAATGTTTTTTGTGGCACAATTAGCAAGTACAAGTGCCAATAATATAGTTATATATTTCATAATTTCACCTTACGCTTATTTTAAATTCAAAAACTCTTTTCGAATAGTTTGGAATATTTTCAATCACTTCATTCAAAACTAATTCATTTAATTCATCATATCTAAAATCTATACTAAAAGTAGTAAATAGAAAAATAATTTTCTCCTTATTTGTCTTACTCCTGTTGACCTTCAACAAATACTCATTATCTTTGAATTTATAATTTTCGTCAACTATGTTACTACTTGCATTATTAAAGGGATATAACATTGTCATACCTTTGTCGTGTACATTAAAAATATACATGTACATTTTACTTTTAGGTTTAACATCAAAATCTAAATAATGACCAGCATAGTAGTTTGTTCTACCTCTTACAGTAACATTCAGAAACTGGGGCCGCTCAACTTCAGCTACCACACTTACCTTACATATACCATTATTATTTTCTACATCCAAATCAAGTACTTCTGTAATAGATCCATTAACAAAGAAAGATTCATCTTTGATAAAATTACAACGAATCTTATCTAATGAATCTATACAATATCTTTTGTTAGTAGAATCTACTTCAATTCCAAGAGAATCAATAACAGCATTCTTATGTGCTTTTTGTTCAGCAACTAAACAATCTTTATCTTCACCTGTTCCAAAACCTGTAACACCAAAACATAATGAAGGAAACAACCATAACAAAATAATTTTTTTCATTAGCTTCCTCTAATAATATTTCCATCTTTATCATAAACAGCAGGTGTAAAATCATCAGGAACATTATATGATTCATTGTAGTATAAATTAGCAATTGCACTGTTCCTTGTTATGATAGTAACACCTCCACTTCTATTTGTAACAACATAATACTTTTCACCAATATCATTACGAACCATTGATATAGTTGGCTTCATTTTACATCCTTTCTATAAAAAGTCAACTGGGTAGAGAAATATTACAAAACGATTACAAGATTCCGAGTTTTTTGTCAGAACCGTTTAATTTTCAATTTTTTTTTAATACATATTAGCGAATAGATTTTCTATTCATTCAAACAATTATTTATTAAGGAACAAAATGAAACAATTACTATTAATATTTTTTCTTATGTTTAGTTTACCTTCTTTTGCTGATGAAAGAAATTGGCAGAAGTCAGAGCATAATGTAAACATTAAACATAACAAATTTGGTTTAAACATTCGTCAGTATGCACAAGATGATTACGATCATATCGAATTCAAATATAAGTTAGTTAAAAAAGTAGAAATTGCATTAAGACTAGCTGAAGAAGGTGATGTAAAAGAGAAAAGACCTAAAATCACTCACAAGATTGGTAAAGTTGGTCCTTTATCTTTAGCACACAGACTAGAATATAGAATGTATGAAAGTGATGTAAAATCAGACTATATGAGATACAGACTTATTTTTGGTGCAAAAAGTAAGAATGGTTTCTTATGGGCTAAAGTACAACCAAGATGGAAAGTTGGTGGTGAAGGTGTTCATGTAGATGGTAAGATTGATGACATCAAAACTGCTGTAGGTCTATCATTTAAACTTAACAAAAATACAACATTCAAACCATATGTTGAATATCTTGCAGACAGTGAGATAAACAACTACAAGAAAAAGTATATGATGTTAGGTACAGCTTTAACATTTAAATTTTAAGGATAAGAAATGAAAACTATTACAAGTTTATTTTTAGCTTTATTTTCAACAGTAGTCTTTTCTAAAGATATTATTAATGGTGCAGGTGCATCATTTCCATATCCACTTTATGCAAAGTGGGCTACAATGTATGAGAGAGAAACAGGTATTAAATTAAATTATCAATCAATTGGTTCTGGTGGTGGTATCAAACAAATCAAAGCAGCAACAGTTGACTTTGGTGCTTCTGATGCTCCAATGAAACAAGAAGAATTAGATGAATATGGTTTAGTACAGTTTCCTGCAATTATTGGAACAGTTGTTACACCAATTAATCTACCAGGTGTTGATGTAACTAAAATGTATCTTGATATAAAAACTATATCAGACATTTATCTTGGTAAGATTAGAAAATGGAATGATGAAAGAATACAGAAACTCAATCCTGATCTAAAATTACCAGACACTACTATTGCAGTAATTCATAGAAGTGATGGTTCTGGAACAACATTTCTATTTGCATCTAACTTAAGTCAAGAATGGAAAGATGAAGTTGGTGTTGGTAAATCACTTAAGTGGCCTACTGGTGTTGGTGGTAAAGGTAACGAAGGTGTTGCTCAATATGTAAG